AAAAATTTCGTTTGGTGGGTTACTACGAAACCTGGCAAGACTAGCAACTACGGGGTGAGTCCTTGGGTCGCTATACGTTCTTTGATGAAACATTACAACGGCAAGTCCGACTATTCGTGCTATTAAGTAAGAAAGAGCCCTTCGGGGTATCTTTTTTGTGGCGTGGCACATATGCTTAGTTGAGCTTGCTTTAGTCTTGTTCTGTCATTGGACTATCGGTAGCAAAGTTGGGCTTACCCACGAGTTGTGATTTTCTTCTCTAAAAAAAACTTTATCTTTTTTTCACAAATATTTTTTTGTTTCGAAAGTATTGCTTATATTCACCATGTATAACAATAAAATCAATAGAAGATGTACCAAACTAAATATTTTAAAAACTTAAGAATTGATGGAAATAAAATCATTTCTTATACAACTCACGTTGCAACAATTGACCATTCAAAAAAACAAGTTATTGTATATGGCTGGTGGTCAGTTACTACTTCAAAACATATTAATTATGTAGCTAATGAATTAAACTATAATAAAATTGAATTATGAAAAAATCTTTAAAAACTACTCGTAAACAAATTCAAAAAATGTTCTTTGATAATCCAACCCCACCCAAACAGGAGGGGTTCCGGCCAGTTAATGGTTATGTGCTAATAACAAAGACCTATTTATTTGTAAATTTTGGAACTCACGTATATAAGAAAAAAAGAGGTTATTCCCAGGCTGGTTGTTCGACCGAATTAAATAAAGCTTTTAGAAAGCGAATGACTGACACTATTTGGAATGCTGACCAGCAAGGCAAGCTTAGGCTTCATAAAATCGTAGATGACAAAGTTGACACTGTTTTCACCACTGATTTATATGGCAAAAGATTAACAAAATGGCGCATGCCTCATTATGTTGGTTGCACTGTAAAAAGTGAATATAAATTTAAGCTTGGCTCTAAAGCTGATATAAGCAGAGACAGAAACGATTGTGCGATTAGGTCAATGCAATATGCCTTAGACTTACCCTGGAAAAAAGTTTATGACATGGCTGAGAAACTTGGCCGCAAAAAAGGTAAAGGAACTGATATGGCTATTACCGACCAAATTACAAAAGAGTATGCCACATTAGAATATTTAGACCTTCCTCTTTTGCTTGACGGGAAGCCAAATACTGTCAAAAATATTTATGAGCTTTTAAGCCCTCAAAAAACTTATTATATAAGAACTTGGGGACATATATTCACGGTCAGAAATGGCGTTTGTTACGGCAATGTCTGCGACGCCACAATGGCAAAGAAAAGAGTGTATGACCTTTGCGAAATAACTAAAAATTAAAACTATGTCAGATAAATATTATAATCCAATTTATGTAGCTAAAACAAATCCCTGGGAGATGGCAAAAGCTTCTCCCAAATTTGAACATTATACTCACGAGCAAATTGACGAAATGCTTTGGTGCGAGTTAATAGAAATTTTAAACCAAGACGAATGAATATACTTGAAAAATCAAATGAAATAATCTTTGGCCGGAAGGAAGAAAAAGAAAGACAATATGGCCCAATAGACGAATCAATTGCAAAGGCGGCCCGAGTCGCTTCAGAATTAACCGGGAAGGATATAACAACAGAAGATTTTTATAAGTGCTTAATCGCGCTTAAAATAAGCCGCATGGCCTATAACACAAAGAAAGACACAATGCTGGATTGTGTAGGTTATATTGCTGCGCTGGATTCTTTTAAAAATGGAGGCTATGGTAATAAGTGATTTTGAATATAAATACAAATGGCTTTTGTCAGAAGTTTTAGAGCACGGCGTAAATTCTGAGAATCGTACTGGAATAGCTACTAAAAAACTTTTCAATCAAAATATTGAAATTAATTTAAACAAAGGTTTTCCGGTCGTAACTGGCAAAAAAATTTTTTGGGAAAAAGCCTTAGCAGAATTTTATTGGATTTATTCCGGTCGGACAGACTTAGAATATTTGCACGCTCACAATATTTTTTGGTGGGATAATTTTGCGGTCGAAAATAAGCTGGGTAAAATTTACGGTTATCAAATAAGAAATTTTAATGGGCATGTTGACCAAATTAAATATGCTATTAAAGAAATTAAAAAAGGTTCAAGAAGAGCAATAATCACTCTTTGGAATCCATCGGAGCTGGACGCACAAGCGTTGCCTTGTTGTTATACGCTTCTCAATTTTGTTGAGGCCGGAGGTGATTTAAATTTAATAATTCATTTCCGCAGCTCTGATTTATTCCTGGGTCTTCCCTACGACATTATTTTTGGTGCCCTAATGCTTAAGACTATTTCAGAACAAACAGGCCTTAAAAGCCACCGTTTGGCTTTAAATCTTGCAGACGCGCACATATATGAATGTCACCACGAACAAATTGTTAAATATTTAAATACTGAAACCTTTAATCTTCCTTCGCTTTCTGGGTCCTATGCGAAAGGATTTATTTTAAACAATTATAAACACGGGCCTTATATAAAATCTAAATTAGTATTATGAATTATTATGACTTAATAAGAGGCTGGGCTTTTAAGAAAGGAATCTTAACTGACGGCGATGTAAAAACTCAATACGTTAAACTCCAGGAAGAAGCTGGTGAATTAGCAGACGCTTTATTAAAAAACGATAAGGAAGAAATCAAAGACGCGGTTGGTGATATTATTGTTGTTTTAGTTTCGTTCTCAGAATTAGCTGGTTTTCCTATAGAAGAAGCAGTTAAAAAAGCCTGGGAAACTATCAAAAACAGAGAAGGAACTATGCAAAATGGGACGTTTGTGAAAAAAAAATAAACTCGTTTTATAGATTACGAGTAAAAAAAAACAAAAAAAAACTTATTTTTTTTATAAAAATATTTTTTTATTTCAAAAGTATGTTTATCTTTACAAAGAATTTAAAATTATAAACATGAAAACTATCAATCAGTTGGAGCAACTTAAAACTCAGCAAAAGAATCTTTCAGGAATAATATCTGAAGCTAAAAGAATTTCAGAAGACATACTTAGAGATTTATTTATTTATACTATTAAAGAAAACATGAATAAAAATAAAGCTGTCCACCCAAACACAATTGCGGATTTTTGTGTTTATGTAGATACAGCTGAAAACCCATGTTCAAACTTTAATTTTTACGCTTACGATTTTAGAACTTTTCACGGCTGGAAAAGAAACTTAGATAATAGCTTTTTCGGTCCTTCAGATTACAGAAGGTATGATGATTTTGGCCCGTCTATAAGCTCTTTTAGTGCTAAGTCTTTTTTGTATGACTGCGAAAGACACGGCTCAGCAAGAGCAATTGAATTACTGGACGAAAGAATTTTATTGACTAAAATGATGTCACTTGACTGGAATCAAATTGCAGATGAATTTGTAGAGCTTATTCAAACTGTTACAATTGAAGGCATGTCATTTTACATGGAAGCAATGGACCGTTTAGACAAACTTGAAGACACAATGAAAAAACTTCAAGCTGAAGTTGATGATTATGAAGAAGCTGTTATTATGGAAACTATTAAAGCTTGTGATATTGAATGTGTTGAAAACGGAAAAGTAAAATCAAACATGGACCTTTACTGGGCCAATACTGAGGAGCTTAGAACTGAAGACCCAAGTTACGAGGGCGAGAATGATAAATTAACTCAAAAGCACGCTGGCCAATTAACTCTGCATTATAACCAACAAGATTATGGTTACGCAAGATGTCACGGTTTCAGAATCTTAAAAGAAACTCCTAAAGGTTTTGTAATAGCAGGTGGCCACAGACCTTGGGTCGTAACTGGCAAGTATGAAGAATCTCAAGCCGGCAATGTTAAATACTCAGGCGAAGGCTTTAGAGTTCATAAAGATTACTTCAAAACCTTTATAAAGAATCTTGGATTATTACAAACTTTGAGAGGAGATGATGACCAGTAAAAAATTCCAAGAAGTTTTAGACCGACTCGCTGAAGAAAAATTTAGCGAGTTTGGTTTTGACTGTTGCAGCAAACAGGAGCAAAGGGTAATCCTGGAAGACGCTTTAAAAATGTATGATTCCTTAAAGCCTCGACAAAAAAAAGACGCCTTTTATTATTTTAGTTGTTTAATATTATATTTAGGAATTACAACGCTCACGATTTTATTCCTTTGTTTAGAAAGTTTTATTGACTGGTTGTTTTTGTGAGATAGTTTAGCAATCGGTCTTAATTAGCCTCAGGTTTGTCCTGGGGCTTTTTTAATACCCTTAATTTAATTTTAAGTAACTTTGTAGCTAAATAACCTCCTAATCCCTTAAAGTGTGCTTAAAACGCGCCTAAATAGCCTCAATGACAATTTAACTGGCTGCTTAGCGGAATATAAATTTTGTGTAGCAGCTATGTCTAAGGGATTTAAAATATCTATGCCGCTCCTGGATTCAAGCCCCTACGATTGCATTTTAGAATCTGATTTTAAGCTTTATAAAATTCAAATAAAACATGTAGGTCTAAATCGATTTAAAGGAAGGCATAATTCTATTCAGGTTTCCTTAAGAAGAACTAATGATTTTTATACGCAAGCTGAAGTTGATTATTTCGCTATATATTTTGAAGAGCGCAATGGTTTTTTTATTATTAGGAATTACCAACAAAAAAGCATACGTATTAACTCTGAGGGAAAATATAAAAATAATTTTAATAACTTTGACGTATTCTATTGATTCGTTTTTCATTTAGTCTAACGTGTGAAAAGAGCTGCAAAATATTGTGGCTCTTTTTTTTTATCTTTACAAAAAAAAATAACATGAGACAAATTAAAATTGTGTCAGAAATTGGCAGTGAAATAATTGACTCTTCCGATGTCAAACTATATTGTAAAATTGATTATTCAAATGACGACGCTTTAATAACAAGAATGATTAATCAAGCTCGCGTTTGGTGTGAGAATTATATAAGCAAAGATATTGTCTCGAAGCAAAGAATTTATTTTATTCCTAAAACTTCAGGCATGTTTGATTTGCCTTTTGCTCCAGTGTCTACAATTGATGAACTTAAAATTGACGGGGTAGTTTCAACGGATTATGAGGTTGTGGGATTAAATACAGAAACAATTGAGCTTAATTCTGGTGAGGCTAAAAATATAGAAATTAAATACACAACATTAGGATTTTCAGACAGCTTATTAAAGCAAGCTATGCTTCAATTAATTTCAACTTATTATGAAAATAGAGAAGACTTTATGGTTAGCCAATCTGTCAGCGAAATTCCAACAAATGTAAAATCAATTTTATCTTCATTTAAAACTATGTTTGTATGAAACGGCCGCGAGTAGGAAAGCTTAATACACGGATTCAATTTCAGAGAGAAACTGTATCAGCCGATGGTTATGGTGGATTCACCTCAACTGGAGACACAACAACGCAAACATGTTGGGCTAAATACGATATTATTAAAAGTGATATTAAAGATGAATTTGGTCACCCGCAAAATGAATTGGTTGGCGTTTTTATTGTAAGAAAAAATTCAGTTCCTGGGATTAAGCCTGGAGATATTATAAAAATTGATGGGACAGCCGTAACTTATAAAATTAATAAATCTTATGAGGTCATGCAAAATGATTATTATAAGTTTGAAGGAACCAGGGTATGAGTAAAGTAATTCAATTAATACCAAATCCAGGAGACATGTCAACC